CGAAGGTGGTCGAGGCGGTCTGGAAGATTTACCTCTATGAGGACCCGGAACATCATTTTAAGGACGCTGACGGGCGGGGGTATACCCATCCGGGAAATGTGGCCAAGATCGCAAACGAGCTGATGGACCGCGAGAATGCGCTGGACGACGAGGAAGATGACGCGCAAATGCCCCGGCGAAAACGAGGATTGACGAGCCCGGGCACCGGCCGGTATATGAAAAACGATCTGGGGTTGATCCCAGGCGGGCGGAAGAACACCGGCATCGCCTATTTTTTCGACGAGAACGAAATCAGGCTGAGGGGCCTGGCCAAACGGTATGGCGTGGACGTGGACGGGATCCGGGAGATGCACGGAAAAGCGCTGGCCAAACGGGACCCGGAACAACAGGACATCCCCTTTTAGGGATGATGAGTGAAGGAGTGTATGTTATGAAGTTTTTTTGGCCCCTGGAGAGCCCCAATAAATTTGTTTTGCATGCCGAAGTGCATGATGTTACAAAACAAAATATTTCCCACAACCCGGGAAAACCTACACAACCTACACTCCTACACTGCAACCGGGTCAGGACGGGCGGGGATGGGCTTCGAAGGTTTAATTTAATTTACTTATATATGTATATATGTAAGATATTGAACTTACCTAAGCGACCGTGGGAATTTTTTGCCATGGGGAGTTTTGGGGGGATTCCGGGCTGGCTGCTTTGTGCTGCTGATGCCATGGAATCTGACCGCGAACCTACACAAATATACACGGATATACACGGATATACACGAATGTACACGTGAGGTGCACGGAGATCGATAATTGGGCATAAAGAGAGATTGCCACGCCCTCGAAGAGGGCTCGCAATGACAGAAATGGAGGCATGAAATGGCTAAAAAGAAGGTGAACAAACGGTACGAGACATATGACGGGGTTGGGCGGGTGTTGAAGGGGTGGGCGACTGTTTTCCGGGAGCCGGTGCAGAAGGGGGATACGTTTGAGCATGAGGGCGCGCTGATCACGAGGATCCTGCGGGGCGGGGAGCCGCTTTACGCGCTGGGGCAGGAGATGCGGAACTCGCCTGGGGAGCCGCTGATCACTGTGGTGAACCTGGAGGTGGACCCGAACCCAGGAAATATGTGGCCGGACGAGGCCGCGAGGGAGGGGTTTGTCAATCGGGAGCAGTTTATGGCTGCTTACCGGGCGCGGTATGGCGGGCTTGCCCTCTGGCGGCCCGCCTGGCGGATCAGAGTTGAGCGGCAGGCGCCTCAGCTTGATACCGTTGATGAGGCGAGGGCGGAATTCTGGGAGACGACGATGGCACCGCTCGCTCAGCTCGCGGAAGAGAAAGTGGGTGAAGAATGAAGGAAAAAAGGCCCTATATCGAGGGATTGAAGGCGGCGATGAAGCTGGAGGTGATGCTGGGATCGGCCTGCGAGCGGATCGAAATCGCGGGCAGCATCCGGCGGCGGCGGGCCGTGGTCGGTGATATCGAGCTGGTGGCCATCCCGCGTAAGCGGTGGCGGCAGGCGCTTTTCGGCGAGGCGGAGGAAAAAGAGACCTGGCTGGACATGCTGCTGCGAGAAAGCCCGGCGGAGTATCAGCTGATCCAGGATGGGCCGCGGAAAAAGCTGTTTTTGTACCGTGGGTTTCCGGTTGACCTGTTTTTGACGGACGAGGCGCAGTGGGGCGTGGTGTATACGCTGCGGACCGGGAGCGTTGATTTTTCGAAGTGGCTGGTCACCTCCCGGCTGCAGGGCGGGGCGCGGCGGGTGGACCGGTTCGTGCGGGGATGCCGGGTGTGGGCGATGGGCGAGGCTGAGCCGCTCTCGACGCCGGAGGAGCCGCATGTTTTCCACGCGCTGGGGGTGCCCTGGGTGCCATTGGAGATGCGGGACCGGGGGTATTGGGGGACGGATATGACGAGCTGGCGGCCAGGAAAAAGGCATATCGGGAGCTGTTTCAAAAAAGCATCGAGCGTCTGATCGAGCATCGAAAAATGGAAAGGGAGATGGTCTATGGATAAGAAAGCGGCGGTTTTGAGGATGATCGTGGCGTTTAAGCGGGCGCATGATGGAAACTCGCCGACCTATCGGGAGATCATGCGGGCCTGCGAGCTGAGGTCGACGTCGGCGGTGGCCTATCATCTGGATGCTCTGGAGGATCAGGGGCTGATCCGGCGGCCGAACCGGCAGGGGAATACGCGGGTGATCGAGGTGCCGGGTGGCCGGTGGACGCCGCCGGAGAGAGGGAGGCATGATGTTCAGGCCTGAAAATGCAAGCTGCAGGAAGTGCGTCTACTTTATAAATATCCCCATGGATGAGAACGGGCAATGCCGCCGTTTTCCGCCCACGCCCATTTTGGTGCCCATCCACAAGGATGCCCGTTATCCGCATGATCTGAAGGTCAATCAGATCTTCGGCGAGTGGCCTGAGGTAAACCCGATGGGATGGTGCGGTGAGTTTTATCCGAAAGAGAGGGAGGAATAGTATGGATTTTCGAGGTCGTCATGGATGCGTGCCGATCTGGGTCGATGACAGGAAACGGGTCATGGCGGAGATCGCGGCCAGGAAAAAGGCATATCGGGAGCTGTTTCAAAAAAGCATCGAGCGTCTGATCGAGCATCGAAAAATGGAAAGGGAGATGGAACGGCTGCATGATGAGATTGACGAGCTGTATCTGAAACTGGAGGATATCGAAAGGGAAAAAGGTGTGTGAGGAATGATGGAAAAGAAATTTGAAAATTGGGCCGAATTGATGGAGAGCATCCTTGAGACAAAGACGCTCTCTGACCTGCACTTCGCCCGGCCCGGAATAAAGAAATTAATCCTTGAGATAGAAAATGAGGAACTATCAAGTATGGGTGAATTAAACAATATGTGCCTGATTGGGGGGCGCGCAATGCTTTTGTGTGCGCTGATCGATTTGATGGTTGCTGAAATTCAAGAAGCGGTCGGCTGGTTGGAAACGCTTGACGGTGATACGGAAACATTAGCCCAAATAGTGGATCACTTGCGATTTGTTAGTGCCTTGACTGAGGAAAAGAGTGAGGGATGATGATTAATGCTCAGGCGGCCGCTTACCGGGTGGCGGGGTTTTTGTCGCTGGGCGACAGGCTGCATTTTGAGTGTCCTCAGAGCTATGCGGACTGGTTTGGGTGCAGTTGGACGAGGCGGGAGCTGCGTGAGGACCTGCATTTTGGCAAGCTGCCGGAGGGGCTGATCCTGATGACGCCGGAGGGCTTGCGGGTGGTTTTGGGGCGGCAGGGGGCGTATGACCAGATGCTGGGGATCATGACACATGGGGAGGCCTGCCTGGCGAGGGAGGAGGCGAAGCAGCCCGCCAAGGGAAAGCGAGGACGGCCGGACGCGTCGGAGATCGTTGGGATGCTGCGGGAGTACCGCCAGTGGAAGGGGATGAGCGTGAGGGAGATGGCAAAAATGCTCGGATTGTCCGCAGCCGGGCTTTACCGGCTGTTCACCCAGCACCGGAAAGGCGAGCCGATCCGAGTGCAAAACAGGGTGTACCGTGCTTTGGTTGTGTTTTATGAAATGTATTTACAAAAGAATGAAAATGGAGAGTGATTAGATGCCGCTAGTGACCCGGCCTTTGCTCCGCTATTATGGCGGCAAGATTGCCCCTGTTTGATTTTCCGGAGAAAAAGGGTGTTTGATGGATGATGTGACGGTGGTGCAGGACGATCTGAGCCGGGAGGGGCTGCGGCGGGTGCACGTGTTGAGCGGGCGGGTGGACGCGATCGAGCGGGCCAAGGCGGGGTTGTGGCAGCAGGTCCCCTGGGAGAGCGCGGGATCGGCCCGGATACAGTCCTATACAGAGGCGGGGATCCATCATCTGTGGCTGTACTGGCCCTTGCGGGGGGAGCCGGTGAGGATAAAACTTGATGGCGCTGAGACGGCGGGGGCGATCCCGCTGCCGAAGGACGATCTGATCGTGCTGTGGATCATGGCGACCGGGAAAAAGCGGGCTGATGACGAAAAGCGGGGACGGGTGGGGCGGTTGAGCCAGGCGGTTGAGATGTCCGCCTGGCGGTATATGGCGCATTTTGGGGTGTGGCCGGACACGGCCTGGGCGGGGGAGCGGCTGGCCAAGTATGCAGGGCAGACCGTGCGGGTGCATGACCGGCGGATTGAGATCGTGACCGGATTGTGGATGCCAAGGGCGGGGATTGGGGTAGGCGTTCGGCGGGAAGGTGGTGAAAAATGACTGAGATGCGGATTTGGCAGTGCGAAAACGGGCATGTTTTGGGCATGGTCGCCCGGAACGGGTCCGGGGTTAACCAACTGTGTATCTACCGGCAGGCGATCGACCTGACGGATGAGGAACCGGCGGCTCCGGAGGTGATGGCGATCCTGGAGGGGTATGTGTTCGACATTCGGTGTTCGGTTTGCGGGACGACGCGCACCTGGTTCCCGGATGAGGCGGCGCTGGCAGAGATGGCCGATACTGCGATGCTGCTCTGGCAACTGGCGGATCAGGATACCGATCTGGCGAGGCAGACGATCGGGGAGTACCTGCCGGAGTTGCTGGGCAAGATTCGGCAGATGAGTGAGTGAGGGTGTTTGGCCGACCTCATGGGAGGTCGGCACTGCACTGAGGAGGCGTGATGCCTCCTCAGTTTGAACGCTCGGTCGATTGACAGGGGCAGTGGGATATTGTATTGTGTAGGTGTCGTAACCCTCTGCGACATGGTATATCCTCCGTAAAAGATGGCGGGAGACACGAATTTCCCGCCATCAGGCATTATCAGTAATCTCCTTTGGGGCTTATATACTTCGCAAACCCAATGATAAAAGTATATTATGATTTGTAAAGCATGTGGCCGGATTACTCGATTTAATTTTCACGTACCAGATGAAGTCTGGGAAGCCGTGATACCACCGGTTCTGCAGAACCATGTTGTTTGTCTTAATTGTTTTGATAGATATGCAAGAGAAGTAAATTTTGACTATTCAAACTATATAACTGAACTTTATTTTGCAGGAGATCGTGCGAACTATATTTTTCGCACGATCTCTTCTTCGTGTGTGATGAGCGATAGAGATTAGTATTGCTTGCAGTTCAGGTCGCGCACTTTTGCTTGACATTCATTACATAGTTCGCCGTAAGTTGGTTTGCCCGCACCAGAATAGACGATGTAGTCTGATTTCGGATCGTTTCTGCAATTTCTGCACCAGTGCCAGGTATCTTTGTCTTTCCGCCTACGATATTCAGCCATGGGAATTATATACTTGACAAACCCAAATAAAAGTGCTAAAATATAGGTAGTTCAGAGAGCAAAGGACTCGCAAATGACTACCGAAAACGTAAACTTTCTAAAAATAGCACAAATGACAGAAGATGAAGCCCGCGAAATGATTGAAGAAATTCGCTGGGCTGATGGGATTGTCTGCCCCAAATGCGGAAGCGATAAGGGCGCATATGATCTGCAAGGCAGTTCACACCGCAAGGGTCTTTACAAATGCAAAGAGTGCCGGAAACAGTTTACAGTTACAGTCGGTACGATTTTTGAAGGTTCTCGAATTCCCCTGAACAAATGGCTGGTAGCGATTTACATGATGTGTGCCAGCAAAAAGGGCGTTTCCGCAAATCAATTACATCGCCAACTTGACATTACTTATAAATCCGCTTGGTTTATGTGCCACCGGATTCGCCATGCCATGACCGAAGAGCCACTAAAGGGGATGCTTCTGAATGGCATTGTCGAAGCTGACGAAACTTATATCGGCGGTAAAGAGAAAAATAAACACGCTGATAAACGCACGAAAAACAATCAAGGTCGTTCAACAAAGACCAAAACCCCCGTAGCCATTCTGGTAGAACGTGGCGGCAGGGCAAGGGCTAAGAAGCTGACTGACGTAGGCATGAAAACCTTACAAGAAAACATTGAACGGAATGTATCCCCCGACTCTGACCTAATGACTGACGAATGGCGATCTTACGCAGGCCTTGATCGCAAGTTCAAATCCCATTCGGTAGTAGAACACAATAAAGGTCAGTATGTGAGAGGAAACGCCTACACCAATACAGCCGAATCCTGGATTGCCTTACTCAAACGTGGTGTGATTGGAACTTTCCACCATGTGAGTGAAAAGCACCTTGACCGCTATGTCAATGAATTTGCTTTTCGGTGGGATAACAGGAAAACCAGCGACGGTGAACGGTTTATAAATATGCTGAATATTATTGATGGGAAGCGCTTATATTATAAATCACCTAGTCGCTAAAAAAGACGAGGTGAGTAAATAAAATTCTAAGCTTGTGTTGAAGCTTCAAAACAATTAGAATATATAATGCGGTTAAACTTATAAAGGATTAAAACCGTGGAAAAAGATACTCTAATTATTTCGTTAGAAGGAGAAGTCTCTTTAGACGACTTCTCTATAACCATGCGTAGATTTAACGCACTTGTTACCGCACTGTCTGAGGAAGTTGCAAAGAACACTAAAATTGATTGGCATATAGAAGAATTGAGTGCCGGAAGTGCTACTGCGGCGGTGCGTGGTGTATGTGAAGATATGATATTCGTAGAGAGAACCGTTGATGCCTACGAAATTATGGGAAGCAAAATGGAAAAAGGGGAAGAGATTCCGTATCCAAAAACAATATCTGATAAAGCTAAGGCTATTACCAAGATTCTCAATGGGAATATAACTGCAATTCAGTTTAGCACCATTGACAAGGACAATTACATCACAAGCGCATCTCTAAAGGGCAAAAATGTCAAATCTATAAAATATAGTTTGGGATCCATAAGAGGCACTGTTGAGTCTTTAACAATGCGAACCAAGCTGTATTTCACTTTGTGGGACTCCTTGTTTGATAAGGCTGTAAAATGCTATTATTCTCAGGGCGAACAGGAAACCATGCGAGAAATATGGGGAAAACGCGTAGAGGTATCTGGTCGGATTGGGAGAAATCCAGAGAATGGTTATCCTATTACGATTAGAGATATTTTCAATGTGAAATTGCTGTCTGATATTACGCCAGGCAGTTATCGCAATGCGCGGGGCGTTATTCCCTGGAATGTTGGGGACGAAAAACCAGAGAATATGATCAGGAGATTGCGTAATGGTTTCTAATCTTACGAAAATATATTGGGACGCTGATGTAATAATTAGTTACGTTAATGACAACCCTGAACGCATTCCCATTTTGGAAGCCATATTAGAAGCAACCAGCAAAGACGATTCAAAAACTATTGTTACATCAACTATCAGCAAAGTTGAAGTGTGTTGGACCGCGATAGAAAAAAACAATCGCGCCCTATCTGATGTTGAGGTGCGAAAAATTGATGATTTATTTGAAGATTATTCTGTAATGACGGCAGTTGAATTTAATGACGAAATTGCTTTATTGGCAAGAAAATTAATGCGTGACGGCATGAGCAGAGGCGGAAAAAAACTAGCAACAAATGATGCGATTCATCTTGCGTCCGCTGAATGGGCTGGAGCTCAGGAATTAAACACCTATAATTTAAAGCATTACAGATATTTCGAAAACTTGACAAATTTAGTCATTAGAGAGCCAAAAGCAAACCAACCCAAATTGTTATGAAATTAAATGCGGAAAATAAAATCTCTAAAACAACATCTGAAAAGCCCGTGTCTCTTTCCCCGCTTAGCTTGAAAAAGGCGTTGGAGGGATTGCTTAAGGTTGAGTCAAAAGAATCCAAAGAAAATGAATCAAAGGTCGAGAACAAACAAGATTAAAATAGAGAAAATTTTATTAGAAGGGAGGTGATAATAATGGCTGAGGGTATGGTGGCTGGCGAGTTGTCGGCGGAGACCGTGAGAGAGACGGCGGTGGAGGGGTTTGAACTGGCAATCCGGGAACTGAAGGCGCAGGGCGGCGAGGCTGCGGCGCTGGCAGAGATGGCGGATACTGCGATGCTGCTCTGGCAGCTGGCGGATCAGGATACCGATCTGGCGAGGCAGACGATCAGGGAGTACCTGCCGGAGTTGCTGGGCAAGATCCGGCAGATGAGTGAGTGAGTTAATGGCCGACCTCCCATGATCCCACTCCGGCTACGCCTCGGGGGATTAATGCACCCACAACTCGTGTCGTGGGTGCTTCGATGGGCGCCTTGTGAACAAATGGCCGACCTCCCATGAGGTCGGCACTGCACTGAGGAGGCGTGATACCTCCTCAGTTTGAACGCTCGGTCGATTGACAGGGACAGGCCGAATATTGTATTGTGTAGGTGTCGTAACCCTCTGCGACATGGTATATCCTCCGTAAAAGATGGCGGGGAATTTTCGTCTCCCGCCATCAGGCATTATCAGTAATCTCCTTTTTGGTATTGGGTTTGGTGAGCAAGACCCCTGGGCGGCACCGGGGGTCTTGTGCGTTAAAGGGGGGCATTGGCCGGGTTCTCGTTGCTCGAAGAGCACCCTTCGGGTGGGATCGGCACTGCGCTGAGGAGGCGTGAGTTAATGGCCGACCTCCCATGATCCCACTCCGGCTACGCCTCGGGGACAGGTGTCGGCACTGCACTGAGGAGGCGTGTGAACAAATGGCCGACCTCTCGTGAGGTCGGCACTGCGCCGATGGGCCTTGAGGGCCCTTCGGCTTGAACGCTCTGTCAATTGACGGCGCGCTGAGGGAGGTATAGGATTAAAGTGCAAGCCCGATGCAGTTCGGGCCCCGACGGGAGATGAGCGCCCCGTCACCGGTGGATGTTTCAGGCACCGCCTGACCCGCAGGATCGCCTGCTCCGGTGACGGGGCGTTTGTTGTTTAACAGTAGTGATTGGTGATTGGTGGTTGGTAAGGAGGCGGGCGGGAGAAATGGTTTACTCGCTGGGCTCATATCCCAGAGACAACAGGTTCGATTCCTGTGCCCGCAATTGGAGAGACGGTAAAGCCGGATGAGATTGCTTCGTCGGCTTTGCCTCCTCGCAATCCTTTGCGGTGACAAAAAAAGATGGAGGTGTGTGGTGAAAAGTGTGAGACCTAAAAAGTTATGGATGCTGCTGGCGCTTTTGATGCTGATTATGGTGACGCCCTTGCTGACGGCGGCTGCGCCGTTGCCCCTCGAGGGGGCACAGCTTGATCCGGACCCGGATTTTTGGGCGGTGGTGGCTCAGTTTGTGACGCTGGGCGGGTTTGCGGCGCTGGCTGCAATCGTGATCAACGTGTTTAAGGCCATCGGCGTGGTTAAAGACGACACGGCCGGAACATGGGCGGCCGGGATCAACCTGGCGGGACTGATCGCTTTGTATGTGACCAAGATCGTCTCGCCCGACCTTAACATCGCGGGCATCGATGCGCATTTCTCGCAACTGGCTGAAATTTTGACTTTGGTTTTTGCATACGTGGTGCAGAACTGGGTCAGCCGGGGGACGCATGAGGTGTTGGCCAGCGGCAAGGTGCCCTTGATCGGGACGTCTTACAGCCGGACAGAGCCTTTTTAGGCGATGGACTGGGCAACGGTTGGGCTGTTGTTGACGGCGCTGGGCGCGGGCAGCGTGATCAGCCTGCTGATCAAGGCGCGGATTGATAGACCGCTGCGCGAGGCGGAGACCAGGAAGGCGCAGGATGATGCGGACCATGCAAGCGCCTTGAACTATGCCCAGCTTTCGGAGTTGTTTTCATCGACGGCCGGGAAACTGGTTGAGGCGCAAAACGCGCAAATCGGCGCTTTGCAGCAGGACTTTAACAAGATGCGGGCCGAGAACGCCGGACTGATCTGTGAGATCGGGCGGCTGGACGGGGTGGTTAACGAGCTGAGAAAAGAGAACGCGATGAAGAGCACTGAAGCCGAGCGGATGCACGAAGAAATTATGGCGCTTAAACGACAGCTTGCGGACCGGAACGGGAAAATCGCCCATCTGGAGGCGGAGAACGGGTTGCTGCGGGACCGCGTGACCGAACTGGAGCGGAAACTTGAGAAACTGGTTGGAGGCGATGGGTGACGATCAGGAAGCATGACCCCCAGGAACTGATCCAGCTGGCTTTGCGGCTGGACCTTCCGGACCCTGAAGAACATCAGGGGATGACGCCGGAGGAGGTTCAACGCGTCAGTATGGCGGCGATGGGGGCGCTGGATGCGCTGGTCGAGACGCGGAAGGATGGGGTTGCTCCGCCTGGGCCGGGGTCTCCTGACCCTTGGCACTTCGCTGGTGCGTCTGGAGACGCTCCAGCTCGCCACGATGCCACCCTTTGGCTGGATGATTACGTGCGGCTGCGGGAGATGGGCTATGACTGGCGGGTGGCGGCCTATATCGCGTGGGAGGCCAGCCCGAAGGGCAGCCGGTGGCCCGGGAGCGTGACCGACCTGGCGACCGAGGTTTTGGGGTTGAAAAGTCCCCGGGTGATCTATACCTGGCGGAAGAAGAATCCTGACATTGACAACGTGGTTTCGATGATGCAGAGCGCACCGCTCTATGCGCACCGGCGGGACGTGATCGAGGCGCTGGTCGCTGTGGCGATGGACCCGGACTACAAGGCGCACAAGGACCGCAGGCTGTTTTTCGAGATGATCGGGGATTATACCCCCCGGAAGGACGTCAGCCTTAATGACAAGCGGGCGTTGAAAGACGATGACCTGAGCGCTCTGAGCGACGAGGAACTGGCCAGGCGGGCGGCAGCGCTGAAGGGATCGGATGCGCCTGAGCCGCCTTCCGATGAAGGCGGCACTGCACTGGAGCAACTTGATGCTGCCCAGTTAGATCCGCCTTCCCATGAAGGCGGCACTGCACTGGAGCAACTTGATGCTGCCCAGTTAGATCCGCCTGAAACCGGGATTGCTTCGTCGGCTTTGCCTCCTCGCAATGACACAATGGTGGATGATGATCCTCAGCTTGAAAGTGAAGGGTCTCGTGACTGAGCAGGCTGTGATGGTGACCCCTGAGGCGGCGGAACTGGAACGGATCCGGCGGGAGCAGGCCAGGCGGCATCTGGTGGATTTTGCCGAGTATGTCAGCACCTGGTATCAGGCCTACCCTCACCATGTTAGGATCGCTGAGGCTCTGGAGCAGGTGGGGCGATATATCGCGACCGGCGGCAAGGAGGGCATCGGGCGGTTGATGGTCTTTATGCCTCCTCGACATGGGAAAACCGAGCTGGTCTCGAGGCAGTTCCCGGCCTGGCTGCTGGGGCGGCGGCCGGATACCCGGATCATCCTGACCTCGTATAACGGGGACCGGGCCAACGCGAACAGCCGGGCAGCTCGTGATCTGGTGATGGACCAGCGGTACGGCTGTGTTTTTGGCGATATGTCCAGTATGGATGCTCCGGTGGAGATCTCGGATGACAGCCGGAGCGTGACGGCCTGGGATCTGGCGAAACCCAACCGCGGCGGGGTGGTGGCGGCGGGCGTGGGCGGTGGGATCACGGGCACGGGCGCGCATCTTTTGGTGGTGGATGACCCGGTGCGGAACCGGGAGGAAGCGGAGAGCCAGGTACGGCGGGACTATGTCTGGCAGTGGTGGACCTCAACGGCCTATACCCGGCTGGAGCAGGGCGGGGCGGTGGTGATCATCTTAACCCGGTGGCATCCGGACGACCTGGCAGGGCGGCTGCTCTCCGAGATGGTGTCTGACCCGATGGCGGACCAATATACCGTGATCAACCTTCCGGCGACCTGGGAAAGACCAAGTACCCCAGAAGGCAAGGATTTTGAACAGTACCACAACGACATGCTGCTCAACGGGATCTGGACGGATGAGACGGATCAACTGGGGCGGGCAGAGGGGGAGGCGCTGTGGCCGGAAAAATATGACGTGACCGATCTGGCGAGGATCGAGGCGAACGTTGGGCCGCATGACTGGTCATCCCTGTATGGGCAGAGCCCGATCCGGCGCGAGGGGGCGATGTTTAAGCCGGAGTGGTTTGATGTTGTTGAGAAACCGCCCGAAAAGGTGGTCGCCCGGGTGCGATATTGGGACAAGGCGGGGAAAGAGGGCGGCGGGGACTATACCGCGGGCGTGCTGATGAGCAAGACCGCCGAGGGGCGGTATTACGTTGAGCATGTGGTCCGGGAGCAACTCTCGATCTATCGCCGCAACAAAAAAATCAGGAAGATGATCGATATGGATTTGACGCTGCCGGGGCCGACGACCCGAGCCTGGCACGAGCTGGAGGGCGGCTCAGCTGGCCCGGAAGCGGCCATCAACCTGGTGAAGGAGATGGAGGGGCGGCCGATCCAACCTGACCCGGTGGGGAACAAGAGCAAGGAAGTGCGGGCGAGCGCGCTGGCCAACGCCTGCGAAGCGCAACTGGTGCACCTGGTGAAGAGCAACTGGAACCGGGAATTTATTGACGAGCTGATGATGTTCCCGAGGGGCAAACATGACGACCAGGTGGACGCGGCCGCAGGGGCGTTTAACCAACTGGCCCGGAGCGGGCGGAGCGGGGTGTATTGATGGCGAAACTTAACTGGCTGACACGGACGGGCGCGGATGTTTTCCGGACGTTGCGGATCTGGGGCAAGGCGGTGCGGGGGCAGCGCTATTCCGTGACCACGATCAACTCCAACGGGGTGGAGGTGGTCCGCCTGGTGGATTATGGGACGTACTGCGAGGAGGGCTATAAGCGCAACGCGGTGGTGTATGCCTCCGTGCGGGAGATCGCCCGGACGGCGCCCAGCGCGAGGTTGCAGGTTCACCGGCGGCTGACCCGGGGGCAGACCGAGATTTTTGAGGACAGCCCTTTGCAGACCGTTTTGGACATGCCCAACCCCCGGCAGAGCCACTATGACTTTGTCGAGATGCTGTTGACCTATCTCAACCTGGACGGGAACGCGTTCATTTTGCGGGAGCGGGGGGACGGGCTGCGGGGTGAGACCGTTGCGATGTGGCTGCCCAGGCCGGACAAGATGACGCCCGTGATCGACACGCGCAGGCAGGTTTATGACGAGGGCGCTCTGCTGGGGTACAGCTATATGATGCAAAATGGTGAAAAAGTGCTGTTTATGCCGGAGCAGGTGATCCATATCAAGTACCCGGACCCTAACGACCCGTATCACGGGCTGGGGCGGGGGATCCCGCCGCTGATGGCAGCGGCATATGACGCGGATAACGATAACAGCCAGACCACGTTCATCAAGCAGTTTTTTAAGAACGGTGCGGTGCCCAGCGGGATCATCAAGAGCCGCAACATCCTGGATGACAGCGAGGTCAAGCGGATCCAGAACCGGATCTCGGAGCAGTATGCCGGGGAGCAGAACTGGCATAAGGTGATGGTTTTGGACGCGGACGCTGAATATCAGCAGACGGGGTTGAACCTGAGTGAGATGGTTTTCCCGGACCTGCGGGCGATCTCTGAGACCCGGATCTGCGCTGCTTTTAAGGTGCCGCCGGTGCTGATCGGCGTGAAGGCGGGGCTGGATGCGGCGACCTACAGCAACTATGCGCTGGCGCGGCGGGCGCTGTGGGAGGACAACATCATCCCGACCACGACCAAGCTGGCGGAGGCACTGACCCGGGCTTTTTTGGGTGAGCTGGAGGCGGACACCTTAATCCTGCCGGATTACAGCCAGGTGGTGGCTTTGCAGGACGACCGCACCAACCGGTTTGCCCGGTCCAACCAGGCGATTTTGGGCGGGTGGATCACGGTGAATGAGGCGCGGCGGGAAGTGGGCCTGGGGCCATTACCGATCGGCGTTGGTGATGTGCTTTACCGGCCGCTGATGGTGGAGGCGATTGACGACGGGCCGGGGGACGCGGCCTCAAAGCGATACGACGTGATCCCTGTTCGGACGAAACGAGAAAAAGGGGCTGGGCAGGTGAAAAATCTGAACGGCGAGATCGTGTGGAAGCGGTTTGACCGGATCGCCCGGGCCTGGGAGAAAAAATTTCAGGATAAGGCTGTGGAGATCTTTGGGAAAGAGGCCCGCGGGGTGGAAGCGGCG